CAACTAAATGTTGAGCAAGGGCTTCAGTTAAGTTTATATCAATATCAAACATTTAATTGATACCGAATAATTGTTGATGAACAATGTCATCGCATAACTTATCATCTTGAGGTATTACTGATATGATTTGATTGAAGTAAGTCCAATGAGGATAATTATATTCATCAGTATATGATACTGTTCCAATGTAATCTAAATCAGTATCATATTTATTTACCTCAATACCATATTCAGCTTTCTTATCGCCGTAGTCTAAAGCAATGTTAATAGAATTAACAATGCCCTCTTTATTATCTGACGACCAAGTTCTTACTTCTATTTTATCGCCTACTTTTATTTTCATATTACTCCTTTCGTTGTTATGATTTCATCATAGATTATATAGGATATTAATGCAAGAACTATTTTACATTATACCAAAGATATTTGTATTATAATTCAATAGGATATTCTGTGATATATTTATCACTACTAAATACCTGTGGGCGGGGCCCACCCATCCTACTATATACTTGTGGGCGGGTCCCACCCTTATCATAGAGGTCCCAATGGGTTTACGATTTACTTTTATTCTAAGGAGGGGGGAGGGGGTAAAACAAATTATAGGGGTCCCAGACATACACTATAGTGTAGGATTTACATAGTCATAGCTAATGAATTCATTATGGGTTTCAAAATTACTTTTTTTCTTAGGTGGGGGGAGGGGTAAAAAATGTTTAAGGTACCATACAAGGGGACCCTATAGGTTATAAAATTATCTATAGATTTGTACCCCCGGGGGTGTTAAAAACATTTAAGGTACCATAATTAAATATTATGCTTGATATAAAAAAAATAAAGAATGTAAATAATATTGCTGATCCAAAAATTAGAAAGCAATTAAAATTAGATTTCTTATCTAAAATTAAAAAAGTAAAAGATAAAGCTATTCGTTCTGATTTCTTAACATTTGTAAAATATATTTGGCCAGATTTTATTGAAGGTAATCATCATCAAACAATATCAGATAAATTTAATAGATTAAAAAGTGGTGAATTAAAAAGACTCATAATCAACATGCCACCAAGGCATACAAAATCTGAGTTTGCTTCTTACTTTTTACCTGCATGGATGATAGGGAATGATCCTAAATTAAAAATTATTCAAGCAACCCACACTGCAGAACTTGCAGTACGTTTCGGTCGTAAAACAAAAAACTTAATTGATTCAGCCGAGTATAGAGAAATATTTAATACAAGATTACAAGAAGATTCAAAAGCTGCTGGTCGTTGGGAAACGGATAAAGGTGGTGAATACTTTGCTGTCGGGGTCCAAGGTGCGGTAACCGGTAGAGGTGCTGATCTACTCATCATCGATGATCCACATTCTGAGCAAGATGCAAATTCATCAACGGCATTTGATAAAGCATATGAATGGTATACATCAGGTCCACGTCAGCGTCTTCAACCTGGTGGACGTATTGTTTTAGTTATGACGAGATGGAGTACAAAAGATTTAACTGCACAATTAATCAAGGCCCAAGGAGCAGAAGAGAAAGCTGATAAATGGGAGATCGTAGAATTTCCAGCAGTCCTTCCATCAGGTAAACCAGTATGGCCTGAGTATTGGAAGTTAGAAGATTTACTATCAGTTAAAGCATCAGCTGGTATTTCAAAATGGAATGCACAGTATATGCAAAACCCAACTTCAGAAGAAGGGGCTATTATTAAACGTGAGTGGTGGAAGGATTGGGAAAAAGATTATATGCCTCCAATTGAACATGTTATTCAATCTTATGATACTGCATTCTTAAAAAAAGAAACTGCGGATTATTCTGCAATTACTACTTGGGGCGTGTTTCATCCAACCCAAGATTCAGGGCCCTGTTTGATATTATTAGATGCCATTAAAAAGCGAGTAGAGTTTCCTGAACTAAGGCGCCTGGCTCAAGAACAATATAAGTATTGGCAACCTGAAACAGTTTTAGTTGAAGCCAAAGCTTCAGGACTTCCATTAACATATGAACTTAGGCAAATGGGAATACCAGTTGTAAATTACACACCATCAAAAGGTAATGATAAACATGCACGAGTTAATTCTGTAGCACCTCTATTTGAATCTGGAAAGATATGGGCACCAAAAAGTAGAGAGTTTGCACAAGAAGTTATTGAAGAATGCGCTGCTTTTCCACATGGAGATAATGACGATTTAGTAGATTCTACTACTCAAGCTCTAATGAGATTTAGACAAGGTGGGTTGATTTCTCATCCGGAAGACTATAAAGATGAAGTTACTCCAAGAGTAAATAGAACATATTATTAACATGATTGAGAAAACAATTGATTACAAAGATAAAGATTTTTCAAAACATTTAAAAGGCTTAGGTCTTTCTGAAAAAGAAATAAAATATATCTTAGGTGAAACTAAAAGAAAAAAATTTGAAAACGGTGGAGATGGAGGATCGTCTGGTGGAGATGGATCATCGGGCGGCGATGGATCTTCAAGTGGAGATTCAAGTGGAGATTCATCAGGAGATGGAGATAGTGGTCCAGGAGGATCAGATGATGGAACTGGAGGCGGAGGACCAGGACCAGGATCATCAGCAGGAGAATCTACTGGAGATGCAAATGATCAAGGAGGAACTGCAGGACCAGGGCAAGCAACTGGGGAAACAGGAGATACTTTTGGATCTTCAACACAACAAGATGCAGAAGCAAACCAAGCAGCATCAGAAGCAGCACAAGGTGTAGGTTCAGTTATGAGTAACCTTGGATCATTCGCAAGAACTGCTATTACAAATGCAGTTAATAATCCAGTCGCAACAGCAATAGGAATTGCAATGGGACCAGTTGCAGGTTTTGCTGCTCAAGCAATTAGCAATGCAGTAAATGCAGCCAACAGAGGAGTAACAGGTCCAAGTGATGATACTCAAGAATCAGCTTCAGTTCAATCAAGCACACAAAGTCCAAGTGATGGTGGAGGTATTAATACACTACAAGCATATGCACCTTTATATAATTCATCAGAAACAACTGGTGATTCAACTATGGATGCATACATAAGAAGATTAAGAATTAATCTGGGATTACCAGTTTAATGAAAAAATTAACAACTACTATACCACCTAAATCAGGACCAAACCCACAGGGCTTGAATGTTACGTATAATAAGGTTAAGATAGTAAACTCGGAGAAATTAAATGGCAACTATAGACAAGTCACTACCAAACGAAGTTAGAAATACTATTGAGATAGAAAATCCAGAAGCCTCTACAGAAGAAATAGTAGATGTTCAGGAATCTATTCCTAGTACAGAGAACACTGAAATTACACCAACAGCAGATGGTGGAGTTGAAATTAATTTTGACCCAGGTGCCTTTAGCCAGGGAGAAAGTGTAAATCACTTTGACAACTTAGCAGAATTATTACCAGAAGATATTTTAGGACAATTAGGTTCAGAGCTTTATCAAAACTTTTTAGATTATAAAACATCACGTCAAGATTGGGAACAAACATATACACAAGGTTTAGATCTATTAGGATTTAAATACGATCAAAGAACAGAACCTTTCCAAGGTGCATCAGGTGCAACACATCCTGTACTTGCAGAAGCAGTTACACAATTTCAAGCATTAGCTTACAAAGAATTATTACCATCCGATGGACCGGTGCGAACTCAAATAATTGGAAACTCTTCTAGAGAAAAAGAAGATCAAGCAATAAGAGTTAGAGATTTTATGAACTATCAAATTATGGATGTCATGAAAGAATATGAACCAGAGTTTGATCAGATGTTATTTTATTTACCATTATCAGGATCTACTTTTAAAAAAATTTATTATGATGATATACTTGGAAGAGCTGTATCTAAATTTGTACCAGCAGAAGATTTAGTAGTTCCATATTCAGCGACATCATTAGATGATGCTGAAGCAATAATGCATACAATTAGAATATCTGCAAATGAATTAAGAAAACAACAAGTAGGTGGTTTTTATAGAGACTTAGATTTATTACCAAGTGATGATTCAGTAACACAAGCGGATGATGTAAAAGCAAAAGAACGAGAAATTGAAGGTGTATCTAAATCTGGTTACGAAGATATCTTTACTTTAGTTGAATGTCATGTAAACTTAGATCTCGAGGGCTTTGAAGATCGTGATCCCAATGGGGAAATGACTGGAATTAAACTTCCTTATATCGTGACGATAGAAGAAGGCTCTCGTGAAATTCTTTCTATTCGTAGAAATTACGAAATAGCTGATCCTAAGAAAAATAAAATTAATTACTTTGTACATTTCAAATTTTTACCAGGCTTAGGGTTTTATGGTTTTGGATTAATTCATATGATTGGTGGATTATCTAGAACTGCAACTTCTGCCTTAAGACAATTAATTGATGCAGGAACTTTATCTAATTTACCAGCAGGATTTAAAATGCGTGGTATTAGAATTAGAGATGATGCTCAATCTATTCAGCCAGGTGAGTGGAGAGATGTAGATGCTCCGGGTGGAAACCTTAGAGATGCATTCATGACTTTACCATACAAAGAACCTTCGCAAACTTTATTAGCTTTAATGGGAGTTGTTGTTCAAGCAGGTCAAAGATTTGCTTCTATTGCTGATATACAAGTAGGTGATGGTAATCAACAAGCAGCTGTTGGTACAACTGTAGCTTTACTTGAAAGAGGAAGTAGAACAATGTCTGCTATTCATAAAAGAATTTATGCAGCATTAAAATTAGAATTCAAATTATTATCTAGAGTATTTAAATTATATCTACCTGAAGAATATCCATATGATGTTGTGGGTGGACAAAAAAATATTAAACAATCAGACTTTGATGATAGAATAGATATAGTTCCAGTTGCTGATCCAAATATATTTTCTCAAACACAAAGAATTAGTTTAGCACAAACTGAATTACAACTTGCTCAATCTAATCCACAAATTCATAACTTGTATGAAATTTATAGAAAGATGTATGAAGCATTAGGTGTAAAAGATATTGATAAAATTTTAATACAACCTGCAAAACCAATGCCTAAAGATCCTGCATTGGAACATATTGATGCATTAGGTGGACAACCTTTTCAAGCATTTAGAGGACAAGATCATAGAGCACACATAACTTCTCATTTAAGTTTTATGTCTACTAACATTGCAAAAAATAATCCTATGATAATAGGTTCATTAGAGAAAAATATGTTTGAACATATTTCTTTAATGGCTTTAGAACAAGTTGAATTAGAATTTGCACAAGAGTTACAGCAAATACAAATGATGGCTCAAGATCCTCAGGCTTTACAAGATCCACAAGTGCAAGCACAGGTTCAAGAATTTCAAATGAAGTTAGAATCTAGAAAAGCAATTCTAATCGCTGAGATGATGGATGAGTTTTTAAAAGAAGAGAAGAAAATAACATCACAATTTGACAACGATCCTATCGCTGCATTAAAAGCAAGAGAGTTAGACTTACAAGCTCAAGAAAATTACAGAAAAAAACAAGAAGGTGAGCAAAGAATTAATTTAGATAAGATGAAAGCTATGATGAATCAATCAAATACCCAAGAAAAACTACAACAAAATGAAGATTTAGCTGAATTAAGGGCTGCAACTTCAATTGCAAAACAACAGTTTTCTGATATGAATAAGAAAATACAATAATTATTGTTAAATAACACAAAAGGAGTATAAAATGGCTATGAAAAATAAAAATAAAAAAATTGGTCAATCTAAAGAAGTAGATCACTCTAAATTTACAAATAAAGAAGGATATTTAGTTGGTGGAATTGATGTTGAAATGTCAAACCCACAAGAAACTCAAATTGATGTAGTTCAAGGTCAAGGAAATATACTTCCAGAGAAAAAAAGATCAGCTAAGTGGTATTAATATGCTACCAATGCTTGGAGCTATTGCACCTTTAGCAAAAATTCTTTTTTCAACTATTGAAAAAGCAGTTCCTGACAAAGATCTTCAAGAAAAATTAAAAG